TGGGAAATTCTGGAACTCCCTGCAATCGATGAGCGCGGAACAGCACTTTGGCCGGAATGGTATCCGGTTGATACGCTGGACCGGATCAAGGCAACAATCGGCCCGCGCGAATGGTCGGCACTGTACCAGCAGCGCCCGCAACCGGACGAAGGCACGTTCTTCAAGCGCGAATGGTTCAAGACATGGACCGCAAAGCCGACGCTGAGATATTACGGAACAAGCGATTACGCCGTCACTGATGGCGGCGGGGATTACACGGTGCACCGGATTTGGGGCATCGACAGCGAAGGCGATGTGTACCGCGTCGATGGCTGGCGAGGGCAGACGACTTCGGACGAATGGATCGAAAGCAAGCTGGACCTGGTGAAGCAATACAAGCCGCTGTGCTGGTTCGGTGAAGGCGGGGTGATCCAGAAGGCAATTGAGCCGATGCTCAAGCGCCGAATGCGTGAACGCAGCGTCTATTGCCGGATGGAATGGCTGCCCAGCGTTCACGACAAGCCGACGCGGGCGCGGAGCTTTCAGGCGATGGCAGCAAGTGGCCGTGTGTTCTTTGAGCCTGGGGCCGACATTGCCGAACATCTGGTGTTCCCGGCAGGCAAGAATGACGATGATGTGGACTGTTCAAGCCTGATCGGGCGGGCAATCGACATGGCTCATCCGGCGATTGTGAAGACCGATACGGCGAAGAAGCCGGTTGATCGCTGGGATGTGAAAGAGACGAAAGGAGCGATAGATTGGCGAACAATATAGTCCAGCTACGCGCTTCTGATCGCGTTCCAGATCACACCCGCATGGTCGAGCAGTTCGAGGAAGCGGAACAGGCCTCAGAGAAGAACCGCAAGCTGCAAGAGCGTGACGTCGATTACCGCGATAACAAGCAGCTTACCGAGACGCAGCGCGAAGAATTGAAGCGCCGCGGCCAACCGCCGGTTGTTCTCAATGAAATCCGCCCGAAGATCAACACGATGCTGGGGCTTGAGAAACAGACCCGCAAAGACCCGAAGGCGTTCCCTCGCAATCCCGGTGACGACAAGGCGGCAGAAGCTGCCACGGACGGCATTCGCTATGTCTGCGAGGATAGCAACTGGGACGACAAGCGTTCCAAGGCGGCGGACGACATTGCGAGCGCCGGGTTCGGTGTTATCAAGGTTCACTTCAAGGAGCATCGCGGCGCGCTCGATCCGGCAATCAGCCGGGTGGCGTGGGACAGGTTCTATTACGATCCCGCTTCTGGCGAGCAGGATTTTGCCGATGCCAGCTTCATGGGCGAAGTGGTGTGGATGGATTTTGCGGATGCGAAGCTAAAGTTCCCCGATGCAGGCGATGCACTGGCCGCGACATGGGACTTGGGCAGGTCAACGGAAACGTATGACGACAAGCCGAAGGATGGGCTTTGGGTTGATCGCAAGCGTCAGCGTGTGAGGTTGTGCGAGCATTACTATCGTGAAGGCGGGGCGTGGAAGTTCTGCATCTTCACCAAGGGCGGGTTTGTGGTCGAACCCACGGACAGCCCCTATACCGATGACGAGGGCATTCCTGAGTGCCCCTTGAAGGCGGTTCACCTGTACGTTGACCGGGACAACAATCGCTTTGGCGAAATCCGGGCAATGATCGATCCCCAGGACGAGATCAACAAGCGCCGATCCAAGGCGCTGCATTTGACGAACACGCGGCAGATTCGTGTATCGCCCACGGTTGCGACCGATCCCGATGTGGTGAGGAAGGAATTGAGCCGACCCGATGGCATTTTCATCGGTGAAAACGGCGATGTAGAAGTTCTGCGCAATGACGACATGCTGATGGGCAATCTCAGCCTGATGCAGGACGCGCGGGAGCATATGCACCGCACTGGCCCGAACAGTGCGATGGCGGGCAAGGACGTAACCAATCAGTCGGGCCGGGCAATTCTGGCCCAGCAGCAGGGCGGGATGAATGAATCGTCCACGTTCCTTGACGCGGTTCGCATCCTGTCGATTGCGGTCTATCGCTCGGTGTGGGCAAGGATCAAGCAGGCGTGGGACGCAGAGCGCTGGGTTCGCGTAACAGACAACGAAAGCAATATGCGTTGGGTCGGGTTCAATCGCCCGGTGACCATGCTGGAGGAAGCGGCAAAACGCCTCGGGATTGACCCTGAGAACCCTCAGCAGGCCGATCCGCAGGCCATGATGATGTATCAGGCCTTTTCGCAGGACCCGCGCTCACAGCAGGTTGTAGGCGTCGAGAACAACCCGAGCGATCTTGATGTCGATATCATCCTTGATGAAGGGGTGGACACGCCGACGATTGCAGCGGAGCAGTTCACCGAGTTTGCGAACATTCTCCCGTCGCTGGTGAACCTGCCGCCGCCTTACGCAAAACTGTTGGTGCAGGCATCCTCGCTCAAAAACAAGGACGTGCTGCTTGAGACAATCGATCAGATGATGCAGCCCAATCCGGCTGCCGATGCAGCGCGCGAACTGGAGATGGCGAGCGCGCAAGCCGGGGTCGAGAACACGCAGGCCGACACGGCGAAGAAGACCGCTGATGCACAGGCAACGCAATGGGGCGTCGTGGCAGAAGCCGCACGGGTTGGGGCAGGGCGTTAAATGTCCGGCCAGCCCCGCGTTCTGTGGGGCGAGGGCATGGAGCAGTTCGAAGACGGCCCGCGCTTTCTGAAGGTCGAGATCATCGAAGGCGGGAAGGCCATCGGCATCCTGCTGAAGGAAGATAACAGCGAAGTAAGCTCTGTCCGTCTGGGCATCGAGCAACTCGCAGATTGAAGGTTTCCCAAAAGGAAAAAGCCCGCCGCCGGGGTTTCTCGGGCGTTGAGTGCCGCCGACTTTTGACGGGCGTTGTGAGGCAGAAAAATGGCAGAAGGCAAGACATTCGCAGAGCAGTTGAGCGAAGTCGAGATCGACGAACCGGAAGTTGAGCAGGAAGCAACGCTGCAACAGGCGGAAGCACCTGGCCAGCCAAGGGCCGAAGATGGAAAGTTCGCGAAAAAGGGCGTTGAACCGCAGCAGGACGAAATTCCTGCCACATCGGAGCCGCCATCCGGTCAATTGCCGAAGGATGTGTATGAGCCTTTGAAGGCCATTCGCGCCGAGAATCAGGAATTGAAGCAGCTGCTACAGCAGTTGCAGCAACCTCAGCAAAATCAGCAACCCGTTTACGAAGTCCCCGACATGTTTGCCGATCCCGAAGGGTGGCAGGCGTATCAACAGGCACAAGTGGACCGCCGACTGTATTCACAGTCGCTGGCCATGTCTGAACGGTTCGCCCGCCAGCAATACGGCGCGGAAACTGTCGATCAGGCGAAGGAATGGGGATTGCGGCGTTGCGATGAAGACCCTGTGTTCAACAATCAGGTTTTCGCATCGGGCGACCCGGTTGGATATGTGGTCCAGCAATACCAGCGCGACCAGATTACGTCGCAGGTAACGCCGGAAGATTTTGCCGAGTTCCAACAGTGGCGGCAAACGCGCAATGCTCCGACGCAGGAGCAGAGGCAAGCGCCGCCTTCACTCACTGGCGAACGCAACATCGGCGGCAGGAACGTGCCTGAAAACACGGGGCCTGCTACATTCGGAGAAATCCTCCAGCGCTGACTCGTTCGCCTGTTCTTGAAGGAACAGGACAATGGCAGATACTGTCGTACCAACCGCTCTCCAGGTGGAGAAGTGGGAAAACAAGTTCAACCTGGATTATATCCAGGGCGACATCTTCACCCCCCTTTACGGCATGGATGAAAGTGCCGTCATTCAGGTGAAGGAAGAATACGGCGGCAAGGCTGCGGGTGACAAGCTCACCCTCCAGCTTGTCGGTCAGCTCCAGAACGATGCCACGACCGGCTCTGATGTTCTGGAAGGCAACGAAGAAGACCTCACCCAGCGTTCGCACAGCATCACCGTGAACAAGCGCCGCCATGCGGTTCGCGTTCCCGAGATGTCGAAGGTTCGCTCGGCTATCGATCTTCTTTCGGCAGGCCGTGCAACCCTGATGCAGTGGGCCAAGAGCGACACGCGTGATCGGTTTATCGATGCGCTTTCCTCGCTCAATGGCACGAACTTCACTTCGCGCACCTCGACCATCGCTGACACGTGGCTGGTCGATAACAAGGACCGCACGGTCTTTGGTGCCTATGCCAAGGGCGGTTCTGCTGGTGGTTCGGACATGTCATCTGACCTTGGCCAGCTGGACACGACCGACGACCGGTTCACTTCGGATCGTCTGGACGACATGATCTATGTCGCGAAGACCTGCAATCCGAAGATTCGCCCGGTCGAAGACCAGGGCAACGGGCGTCGTTACTATATCGCTCTGTGCCACCCGGCTGCGTTCCGCGATCTTCGAGATTCCATCGACGATGAGTGGGCAACCACGACTGTCGGCAAGGAAGCGATGAAGCTTTGGCAGGGTGGCGACATCCTGTGGAACAACTGCATCGTGAAGGAAGTCGATGATTACCCGATCTGGGCGAACATCGGCAATTCCAGCACTGTGGAGGTTACTCCGGTTCACCTGCTTGGCGCCCAGGCGCTTGGTATCGGGTTCGCCAAGCGCTGGACGCGCATCTCGAAGAACTTCGACTACGGCGACAAGGAAGGCGTCGGCATCGAGTCCATCTATGGTGTTTCGAAGCTGCGCTACGGCACCGGCACGTCCGACACTGACGACCAGAAGGATCACGGCGTTGTGAGTGGCTTCTTTGCCACGACCGCAGCCGCCACCGTCCTTTCGGCCGGCGAAGTCTGAGGAGACTGAGAAATGGCTACGTATTACAGCGAACAATACTCGCCGAAGGGTGGGTTTGCGCCCATCGTTCCTTCTGGTGTGGTTATCCGCGCCGCTGCGAAGTTCACCATCTCGACCGCGCTTGCGCAGAACGATGTGGTGAAGATGCTTCGGCTTCCTGCCGGGGCAACTGTTGTGGAAGGCCGTCTCAAGGCGACCGACATCGATACGGGCACGGAAACGCTCGACATCGACATCGGCTGGGCTGCGAACGGCGTCGATGTTGCAGACGAGGATGGCTACGGCAATCTTGGTGTGTGGACCGGCGATACCAACAACGACTTCCCGTTTGCCAACGATCTGTGGACGACCGGGCCGCGCACTTTCACGGTGCCGACCGACATCCAGCTTGATGTGAATGCTGTCGCCGCTGGCGGCGGCACGGGCGTCATCTGGATGATTATCGACTACTACATCGCATGATGGATCGGGGCGGGGGAAACCTCGCCCCTTTCTCTTTGGGAGAAGTATATGCCGCGCCTGAAATTCATCGGAGACTACACCTGCGGACGCGATACGTTGCAGATGGGTCCGTTTCTGTTCATCGGCAGGGAACCGCTTGAGGTTGACCCTGCGGATCCGATTGGCGCGCGCCTGCTCAAGAACCCTGATTTTGAACTTGTCGATCCGCTCGATCACGATGGCGTTGATGGCAAGGGCGGAAGCCTGCCCGACAATCCCGACGAAGAGCTTGAGGCCCTGCGGCTTCGCTACGAGGAACTGTCCGGCAAGAAGCCGCACCACATGATGAAGGCCCCGCGCCTGATTGAAGATATTCTCAAGCTGGAGGAAGGCGCATGAACCCGTTCAGCTATATCAATTCGTGGATGGCACAGGTCTTTGCCGTGCCGCCGTTCATCGCCTTCATTTGCAGCTTCTGGAGGTAGGCGATGAGCGTTTCAGCCTCCTTCTCAAGAGACGCAATCAGCAGAATTTCCCGTTCATCCGCGAGTTCATCGCGTTCCACTTCATCCCGCAGCAGGAGACGATAAATGGCAGTCACGCTTACCGCCAAACCCGCTGCTGCGATTGAAATGCGCCTGTGGGCCCCTGCGCTGGCTGCTGGCGACGGGATTGCATCCTATACCCTCACCCCCACGACTGTGGTTATCGAATCTGATGACCAGATCGGGGAGGAAATCCAGTTCTTCGTTTCGGGCGGCACGGCGGGGAATGTCTACCCAATCGCTGCCAGTGTTGAAACGTCATTTGGCGAAACGCTCAAGGAAACGCTGTACCTTCCCATATTCGGGCCGGGCAACGCCTTCTCGCAGACCGCGCAGAACGTCATAGACTTCGCTCTGAGGCCGGTTGTGGGCCTTTCCGGTTCCCCAACTACCCCTGAGACCAATGACGCACTGGAATGGCTCAACGGGATGCTGGCAAGCTGGAGAACGCAAGGCGCGGACGTTGGCATCGCTTTGCCCCTGACGACCTCCAGCGTGATGTATTGCAACGACGCCCATTTGCTGGCGGTGAAGAACAATCTTCGGGTGCTGGTGGCGGAACAATACGGGCGCCAGGTCAGCCCGACCACTGCGGTTATGGCCCTGCGCGGGTTGCAGCAGATCAAGCAGGCGCTGCTCCCCGATGATCGCGGCGCGGCGGAGTATTACTGATGCCTGCGCTGGGGCTGCTTGCTGGCTCTGTCTTGCAGCGCTATCCGACCACGCTGCCGAGCCTTCCACTTGTGAATATGTTCGCGGAAAAGGCGATTACGGAACCTAAGGGCTTTGCGCTTGTCTCACGCCCACCCTTGTCGGAAGTAGGCGAGGAATATGGAACCGGCCCGATCCGCGCCCTGTATCAGAACGACGGCGTACTCTCCAATGTGATTATCGCGCTGTCCAGCGACGATCTCTATGTTGACGGGACAAATGAGGGGACAGTTCCAGGGAGCGGCGCTCCGTCCCTGGCTGGGAATGAAATCGGCGTTATCGTTGTGTGCGCCGGAGACGATGTGAAGTTCTACGATGGGACAACATTCCGCAGCGTGACGTTCCCTGACAGCGCCAAGGTGCGCAAGGTTCTCGAATCTCAAGGCCGGTTCGTGTTCCTTCGGGATGCTTCCCAGCGATACTACTGGACCAAGCCTCTTTCCAACATGATAAGTGCGGGCAACATCGTTATCGACGCTCTCGCCTATGCCAGTGCGGAATTTGAATCCGACCGCAATATTGATGGTCTTTTCTACGGGAGCACATTGGTGCTTGGCGGAACGAAAAGCATTGAGCTTCACGTTCCTTCCGGTGATGAAAATGCTCCTTGGACACCTCTTGTCGGTGCCACAATTCCTTTTGGGGTCTATGATACCGGCTGCATGACGTTGTGGAATGGGACGTTCGCCTGGATATCCCAAGACGGCGTGGTGATGCAAAACACCGGAGCGCAACCGGCCATCCTTAGCACCCCCGGCGTTCGCCAGCGGATAGTCGATGCTATTTCGATCAGCGGAAACCTCGGGCTAGATAGTTTCTTTTGGCAAGAGCAAGAGTTTCTCAGGGTCAAGACTGGAACCACGTCTGGCGATCTCTTGCTTAGCGCTCAGACCGGGGAGTGGTGTTCGTGGACATCTGTATGGTCTGGCAGCGGGTTCCTTGGTGGGCCTGTAATACCCGGACTGGCAGCCGACTTCACTGTTCCGGCAGGTCCGATTTTCGGCTCAAACCTTGATGGCAATTTGCTTGGTTTCGATCCCCAAGGGATAGGAACGGGCGAACTGGCTTCTACGTTCACAAGGCAATTCAGGTGCGGCCTGCCGATCGATGGCGGTTCGGTGACATTCAATAATGTTGTTCTGAGGTGCAGCGTGGGTGTGGGGCAGGCATCCCCAACTGGATATTCCGCGCCGGTTATATCGATGCGCTACAGCCGAGATGCAGGGCAATCGTGGACGAGCTATATCGATGTCAGCCTTGGGGCCGATGGGACCGACCGCGCCAAGGTTGAATGGCGCAGTCTCGGTATAATGGACCAACCCGGATTTCTCGCTGACTTCAAGGTGGAAAATGCCGTCCAGTTCCACGTTTCCGGCGCCTATTACAACGAACCGATGAATGGACGCAGCCGTGGATAAATCCAACATCCTGACAAATTTCGAAGTCATTGTTGATAGGGATGGGCGGCCTATGTTTGGTTTCATTGAGAAGTGGCAGCGTCTGCTGAGGGGGCATCGGGGGGCGTTGGTAAAGAAATCGGCGGACCAGACTGGCGCTGATTATTCCGCTGGCGTCTATATGACGTGGGACACAGAGACTTACGACACTTCCACTTTCCACGATACAGCCACCAACACCGAAAGATTCACCATTCCAAAAGGTGTTTCCAAGGTCCGTGTGGGAATGCAGGTTGTGATCGAAAATATCACAGCGAATTCACAAGTGATCCTCGGAGTCGCGAAGAACGCTTCGATTTCTTACTCCGGCATTCCCTTCAACAGCACCAGCGCAAACGCTACCAGCTTGGCGTTCCAGGCGTGGTCGCCTGTGCTTCAGGTAGTGCAGGGGGATTATTTCCGGGCGTTTATGCAGGTTCCGTCCGACAGTTCAATCGACGTGCTTTCTGCGAACAGCTGGTTCGCAATCGAAGTTATCGAGTGATCCACCGCTCCTTCGACGGGGCACTACTGAACGAACTGGCAAACCACCCCGATATTCGCCCCGATGTAGGCGGTGACGGGAAAAGCTTTCTGGATCTGGCCCCACACGTAGCGGAACATCGCAATTACTTCCTGAGCGGCGATCATGGCGGCTTTTTCGGTCACTGGACCGCGCCGGGCACCTACGAGGTTCACACGTTCATAAGGTCGGAAGGGCGCGGGCCGTGGGCCTTCGAGTTCGCCCGTGCAGGCCGGGAATACATGGCGTCACAAGGTGCAACCCACCTTTGGACCCGCGTTGCCGAGACGGCCCGGCATACGAGACTGTTCACACTGAAATCCGGCTTCAAGCCCTGCGGGTCGCAAATCCTCGATTTGGGCGGCGGGCCGGTTCTTTACCATCTGTTCAACTGGAGAAGCTGATGCCCGCAGCCGCAGTCATCGGGGCCGC